GTCATTCCACTTCATGTTGTATAGGTTCTCTTCAATACCATTACAGGTCTTGTCGAGAGCCTTATGCATAGCATTAACACTACGCATATTGACCTTCTCGAGTACTGCCATACCCTGTGTCTCACCGAGCCACACTTGAGTGTTCTTCTTACCTTCTAACTCAAGGTATAGATCGAAGTTAGTTGCTTCGGGGAACAGATAGTAGAAGTAAACGGCTTCATCGAACCCGCATCGAGCGAGAAGATAACGGTAATAACACAGTTCCTTACGTGTCTTAGTGAGTTTGAATTTAGATGCCTTACCAGTCTTTAATTCGGTGATAACCAGGCCGCCATCAGGGTGCCTATGCACCCCGTCAATAGCACCTACAAGCATGAAGTTATGCTTATGATGCATAGCAGTATGTTTAATCTCAAACTCAACAGGAGCAAAGTGATCTTCGCCCCATCTGTTAAGGCGTTGTAGTTCCAGATCGAGCAAAGAATGAACAGACTTTTCGTATGTCTCCTTCTGATCTGGTTCCCATTCCTCAGCAGGGTCATGGATGGACTTATCTTCCCAGTCGCACGTTGCCATTTCCCACCAGTATTCTTCGCTGTCGCCTATGCGCCAGTTACCATAAAGGTTTTCGAGTGCTCGGTGGACAGCGGTACCGTGTCTCATAAAATGAGTAGGTGGTCCCCATACATCAGCAACAGATCCCCACCAATACTTGCGAGGGCAGGAATCGTATGTAATAAATTTAGATTTGGATAACCTAACAGGCCATCCCTCAGTCTTTGCTATAATAGGGTTAGGATGACCCTGATTTGGGCCATGCTCAGCGTACCATTCTTTACTGTACTTCTTTGGTTTCGTCATCAACAACAGCCTCTTCTTTTACGAGTGCTTCCTTCTTCTTAGGGAGGGATGCCTTCTTTTTAGGGGCGGATTTGCCTATGACTTCCGAAAAAGCGTCGTGATCTGGCTTAGCGCCAACGAGTGCATAGCGATCAAGCCCGAGAGCCTGTGCTAATCTGCGGTTGCCCACATTCTCATCGAGTGCTAAACATACATCACGCTTGCCGTATTTGGCAATTGCGTCTGCAATTGTTTTTTCGTCGGTTACTGTTACGAGTATTCGTGCCATAGTTAAATCACGCCCTATGTGTTTTTTAATCATTCCTCTTCCAGATTCATTTCGCCGCCACAAGAAGGGCATTGTTCTGGAGCAGGTACATTCTCCATGTTTGGATAAGATAATTCTGTACCACAGTGAGGGCACTTAATTTCAGCAAGCATGTCAAAATGTTTGAGTAATCCCGATATAACTGCCATGACCTGTGCCATGTCAGCGCCTACTGCGGCACCGAGATTATTGAATGCGTTCGTTAGACCTTCTACACGGTCTGTTAGTTCTTTGGTTGTCAGTTTACGTCCTTTAGCGCCTGTCATGCTCATAAATACATACCCCCAGTATATAATTGTTTAGACCCACTCGACTTTACCGATCCCTCTATGAGCGTTCCATAAAGGTTGAGTGTCCCAACCGACCAGATCATAGATGTGGCAGGCTTTATTGACGATATACTTTTCAGTCAATGCCTCCCAGTCAATCTCAGCCACACCATCCAATTCTGATAGAGATGTAAAAGCCATGAACTGACCCTTCTTATTAACAGCCACCATAAACGGCTCATTAACTTCGTATCTGATATCAAGATGAGTCTTAGCCCATGCCGCCCCAGCAGAAGCCCCGCTTAGGACTTTGTATCTGGATAGAGGCTGCTTTAGTTTGCCCCTCTCTATCAGATCTTCCGCCATCTCACCAGTATTGCCTGATCGTATTAAATCACATAATACTGAATCGACTTCATCCTTATCAGTACCGTTCAAGATACCTTTGAGAATACCATCCATAGCATTCTTCATGGCCTTTGGCATACGAGCCTGCTTTAGTTCCAGCCCCTTGTAGTAGTACTCGGGCAGGTGGTGTCGGCCATCAGTCCATGTAACCTTACCAGCGTAGCGGTTCTTAGCCTTGAGTATCATAGACTCGCACCACTTCTCAAACTCAGTCTCAATAGGTGCCATAGACTCGTTAATCTTAGCAACCAACTCCATACCCTCTTCGGGTGTGGGAACAGCGCAGAATATAGAGTCAGTATGTCCATAGTGAACAGGATATCCACGATCATTACACTCATCTCGCAATCTGAATAGTGTTTGTCGAGAAGTATACGTGATAGCGGCGGCTATATCGGGGTGATACAGCCCATACTTAGCATCACCAGATACCCCATATAGGGAAGCCACCATAGATTTAGTAGCAAACTGAGCGCCATCCCACTTCTTGTACGCCGTCATATCGTTATCGGCAAGAGCCTGTTTCATTAGGGCTTTGTATTCATTGCGCTTAGTGGTTAGTTTGTCCATAGTCCGACCCAATAAACCAGATCGATCCTGTGTGAATTTAATACCATTACCACAATCCGTACCAGATGCAAAGAGAGTAGTCCAACATATGTTATGTAACTTGACGTTACTGTGGTACATTGCTTTGATATCCATGATAGCCATGTTCTCATAGCGACCAGGCTCGGGTTCTTGTATATCAGCGCCCTCATACTCCACCTTAGCAAACTGTGGTCGATCTGGAATACGCTTGTCGAAATCCTCATCTTGAATAAAGAGACTGGTGGCACACATAGTTACCATAGGAGTAGTACCTATGTCACATTGTAGTAGGTGTTGAAGATTAGTAAAGTAACCTATGGCGTTTACTGCCTCATCAAGACGAGGGAGTAGGCGTACATCCTGTCGGTTGTAGTCCACATAGGTACCGATATCAGAGTAGTAAGTATCGTGTCCATTCTCTAACTCGACCTTGCGCTCACCCAGTACAAAGTCGGCAATGTCATCTAACTTCTGACTTGCCAGTTGTCCGTTCTTGATAGTCCATAACTTCTTGAAAGCAATCATAAGATCAATACACATACGACCAGGTATGGGCTGTGCCCAACGCTTTTCAGTACAAGAGTACTTGAAATTGTGCTGATTGTGAGGCGACATAACTTCGGGCTTTAGTCCGAGTCTACGCATCCTCGTACTGATAGTAGATACGTCAGCATCTACGACATACCAGCCTGTTATCACATCGGGATCTTGCTTCTTCATATGTGCAGCAAAATCAGCGAGCATTTGACGCTCATTAGCGAACGCCTTAGCAGGTGGATCAAAATGTACTTCATCCAGTCCATCGGGGTGATCCTTACAAGGCAGACTCTTGACCATACCTGGTTTTACATCAGGGTGACACATCCATGTATACAGTTTACCAGTATAGGAGTCGAGAGCACTGAGGACTGTTACCTCCTCAGACTCCATCTTCCACTCGCCGTCAATATACCATACACGATGTTCGTAGTATGGGATAGGTTCGTTACCATCCACTATCCTGTCATTAAGAACTTGATTAGTAAAAGGTACCGCACCTTCCCATGTCGCATATGTAGCCTTACACCATTGCCTGCGATCCCATTCATTCCTGAACCAAACCTTAGACAACTGCGTACCATATACGCCCTCGTACCCATCCTCTACTTTGACCAATCCGTATCGGTCAGTCAAAGAGTCAGTAGCAACAAAGGCATACGGGTACTTCTCCAGTACCAGATCAGGCAAACGCTCTAATGTATTAGGGTCTCGATGTCTAACGACTATCTTACGACCCCTTGTGTTATCGACTATCATGAATAATCATCAGTCCTTCCACTATATAGTCTTTCTAAATAGTATTCCGTTAGGCGTACTCCTTTGAGTATAAGAGGGACTTGCCCTTACGATCTGGCGCATGAGAGATGTGATCCTGTAGTGTGAGGTATTAACTCCCCCACGCCTGTTTTCCATGTCGATCATAAAGGTGACAAGTGATTTAGAACTAAACCACTCGCCCTCGTCATCAAATCTATGGAGAGCCATACCCATCATACCACGAATCAATAAGCCTTTGGGCTTATGAAATATCCAATCAACAAAATCAATGGTCTCGAGCATCTCCTCAAACTCACGAGCAGTCACTCCTTTAGGCAAAGAGTATCTAAAATGAGGTCGTGGGGATTCACTGGGCATCAAAGCACCCCGCATTGGAATACCCAGTCTCCGTTGTTAAATTCCATCATCATTCTGATGCCTTGTCCTTCAGGAGAGAAGTTGTAGAAGTGTAGTTTGACATCCAATGAGTAGTGCTTTAGTACGTTTTCCAGACCACCTTCAAAGGTGGCTACGAAATCATCAGCGTGGATATTGTCGTCAAGTAAAGTAGTAGTCTCACCCTTAAACGGATCACCAACAGTTACCAACAACTCACCATGCTTAGACTCAAAGGTATAACGGTTAAGTCGTTGACCGTTGATAGCATCGCACCGTAGTGCTTCATGCAGTTCCTTACAGTCAAGAGTTATGCTTGCGAAAGGTGGCCTGGTGCCCCCATCAGACAGGACATAGTTATCCCCGTTGAAAGAGCCAGCACGTTCATTTGCACGATTCTGTGCCTCAGTCAAATTGCTTTGACTGTTAGCATAAGACTTAGCGTTGAATCCTCCGAGCAAAGTAGTTTGCTTTCCTTTGGATCGCACCACGACCTTCTCATCACCCAGATCAAGAGACACTACATCCGAGTGGAACTTGAGAACGCCCAGTAGTCTACTGATATCTGGGACAGGTATGTTGAACGGTTGATCGCTCTCCAATGCAAAGGAGAATTTGGATAGACTCGTGGTACCGTCTTTGACTATGCATAGAGTTCGCAACGTAGTACCGTCGCTCATAAGCACACACGACTCGACCTGATCAATAGACTTACCATTGACATTCTGAGGTCGTGTAGTCGCTGTGAGTAACTCCTCAAGAGCCTTGCGAGGAATACCCTTCATGAGAAGGCCACCTCAGACTCAGAGACTCCATCTCTTCGAGCAATGTACTGGATGATCTGGTTATTCACTTGAGCAAGTTTACTTACATTTCGAGAAACACGAATGATATCCTCCATATCTAATTCCATGCTTCTCAATTTCTTCAACAGCATAGTATTCTCCTGCTCGATAGCCTTGCATCGTGCCTTTAAGGCGGTGATATCACTATTGTACATCACTCTTCACCCCACGAGATAGGAAGACCTGACCAGGTAATGTCGGTATTGCTTACAGATAGAACATCGTAGGTGTTACCAACCAGTTCCATGTTACGACCCTTCATCTCCTCAATGCTTCCACGAATAACAAACTGACCGTCTTTGAGGGACTTGTCTGCTTCGACACCAGCGGCTCGATCACCCTTCTTAGTGTAACGTGTTAGCCATACTTGCTGACTGACGAATCGCTGAGTACCCTTGACCCAATCAACCTTGCTTCCGACTTTCATCAGAACCTTTTGACCAGATCCATTATCGACGTACTGCTGCTCATCTTTCAAGTGGAAAGTAAAGAACATATTAGGGATAGGGAGCGCAGTAAGTCTGTCGAGTACACCTCTAAAGATACTGTTACGCTCACGCCATTCCTTCTGATTGAAGTTATCGCTTTGGTCATTGATGATACCACGACTGACTAAGCGGTCAGTCATAACAAATTCGCACCACTTCATAAACGTCGAACCGCCATCGAAGATAACGGCACCGATCTGGTCGTTGTCCTCACCGAGAAACTTAGCGAACCATTCAATCTTAGCGACGACAGCAGACCAGTTGGTCGTGTTGTCCTCGTTCCACATAGCGTCATCCATTTCATCCACTACAGGGATGACACGGATTCTTTCGGCACCTTTGACTCCTGATGATATCAAGTAGTCCACAGTATTTTGTGCGCTGTTGTCGCAGTCAATGATGACTACATCTTTGTCAGTATGCTTGAGTGCAATGTCGCAAGCAAGCCCTGTCTTGGCGGTGTTTTCCTTACCGACCAATGCCATACGGATCGGCGCAAGATTCTCACGCTTCATCGTAAACAGATTACGGTAATGCTCGACTCCGAATGTTGGTTTGGCACTTGCAGGTGCCGCCT